AGAGTCGCGATTTTCTTTGCTGCAAAAAAAATCGCTGGCTTTGTCCCGCTTCTTGGAACGGTTCTCGGTCAATTTTGGCAGGCATACTCCCGAGAAAAATTCTTCAACGAACTTGAGGCGGAGATCCACGCTGCACTGGGCTGCAAACCCAACATCTTGGAAACTTCACCAACGAGATGGGCCTTGAACGACTACGTTCGCAAAATGAAAAAAAGGGTTGAAGGAGAATCTGTCGTTGTCAAAAAGGTGATGACACGCAACACCGGAAAATGATGATCACCGAAGATCAAATTTCGGCGGGACAAACCGCGTTGCAGGAACTCCAAAAAAAAGTGACCGCAACGATTGAATTTTACAACTCTCTGCAGACGCTCTCAATTCCCGAGGCCATCATTGAAGTCGGAGATGGCGTCGATCAGGTCACAGAATTTTTGGTTCCGAAGCTCGATCAAAAGGAACTTGAATACTGGAGAACGCGAGCCATCAGCGTTGAGGCAGTGAATGCGGCTTTGGCTGACCTTGAGTTTGGAACCGTTCAAGAATTAACGCAAAGCCCGGTCTCAAATTTTGCATCAGCGATTTGGGGCATCGTCGAAAAGTTTGAATGGATCATTGGGCACATCGGCCAACTTTCCCTCTTGCTCGCCGAGCTGCTCGGCACGGCTCTTTATTATTACGGTGACGAGATCAAAAGCGGATTTTACAATTCGCTGGTCGGCCTTTTCACCTTCGACTTCAAAAAACTTTGGAAGAGCTACCTCGGTCTCTGGAAGACTCAATTTGAGGTCACAAAATACATCGCATCAGGAGCAATTTTCGGACTATTGGCCGCAATCTTGGTTCCGACGATAGAAGCTCTTTCGGCGGCCAAGTATGCCGCAACGCTGGCTCCAGTGTTGGCCCTCAAAAAGGCAACGGAGGAGGCCATCAAGAAGGCAGCGTTTCCCCAGGGCAAAGGAAGAGTGCGCCGGACAAAGCCGCATCGTGTGCGAGGATGAAGCACCAAAGCCAACTTCAATTCTAAAGCCGACTTTTCAAAGTCTGACCACTGTTGCCACGTGAAGACAAAAAAATTTCCTTTGACTTTCTAAAGTCAAAGTCCTTATAATGAAACCTGACTTTACAAAGTCAACTTATGGCAAAAAGAGGTCGTCCGCCCAAAAACCCGCTGGCACAAACCACGGTCCCTGAAGTGTCCACACCGCCAGGCGATTCAGTAGAGCAAGTGGGAAATATGTCATCTGTTGGGGAAACTGGGCAAAAAGCACCAGAACCACCTACAACTGACCAAAAGCCAAAAAAGAAAAAACTGTCGAAGGCTCAAAAAGGAGCCATTCAAAAAATGCTGGCTGCTCGTCAGAAGTCCATCAAGGCTGAAAAGAAAGCCGCCAATGCGAAGGTAAAAGCCAAAAAAGAGAAGTCTGGAAACTCGCCAAAAGTCGGAAAAGGCATGGGCCGCAAATTCCTGTAATTACAGAAATCATAACCTTAATATATCGAAAAAATGCACCTGGAACTCATCACCTCATCAACTACGGCAGCGGGAACAAGCGGTGCGGCAGCAACCGCATTGACGGGTGACTCTCTGACCATCAAAAATTCGAAGTCCAGGGCTCGAATCGTCGCAGCTTGGAACCAAAACCAAAGCGACGGCTTTGTCCAAGTCGTGAAACCCAGCGGCCACGACACCACCCGAGGCTGGCGTCAAGTCGTGGATTCCGCGAACATAATGAATTTGTTTGCCGCCGGGATCTGTCTCAACGCCGAGCCGCAGGAGCTGCTCTCAGTGACCATTGCCGGCAGCCCAACGGCTGGCGACGTGGAATTGTCGTGCCTCCAGGTGCTTTATGATGACCTTCCAGGAGTGTCGGGCCGCTTCATCGACTGGGCGGAGCTTCTCAAGCGCGCCGAGTTTGACAAGATCAACACCATTCAGGCCACGTTGGCCGGCGCGGCGGCTGGCTACACAGGCGAAGAGTTGATCACTTCAGACAGCAACCTTTTGCAAGCAAACCGCGACTACGCGGTTCTTGGCATCACAACCAACATCCCATGCGCCGCAGTCTACATCTACGGCCCTGATACCGCCTATCAAAAGTGCGCCGTTCCAGGTGGCGTCTCAGAAGCCGACTATGGCCGAGACTGGTTTTGCTCGATGTCTCGTGCCTTCGGCGAACCGCTGATTCCCGTCATCAACTCCGGCAACAAAGCGAGCACCTATTTTGGCTTTGTCCAAAATGAAAACAACGTTTCTCCGCAGATCAGCATGACACTTGCGCTCCTCTCTTCAAAATGAGGATGCTTAGACAAATAAATGTGCAATGGGATTTGACGCTGGGGGAGGCAATTCTTCCAGACCAACCCAAGCCATTCCTTTTGCACTCCGCCTTCTTAAGCCTTTCAGCGGGTGCTGCCCCCAATGACCGACTTCCAAGTCTCGTGATAAATTTTGGTGGGGTTTCGACGTGCCTTTACGCTCCAGGTGAGCCGATAGGAGGAGGATCAGAAGGGACGGTCAACTTCTATAGCTGGAGCAGATCAGGCGGTATATGGGACAAAAACATCGACACGGGAAACAGTTACTCCCAGGTGCCTATTCCGTGGGATTTGCCCATTGATTCTCGATTCTCTGTCAAGCTCAAAATTTTTGAGTGGGATTCAAGCGCCAAGGACACCCTGACCGAAGCTTCATTTTTGGTTGAAGATTTGCCTTGAGTTTGAAAAGCAAAATGGTATGATCACCATGCGCCCACGATTCACCCCGCTTGAGCGCGGATTGTAGACGGCCCGGTCTCCGAAAGGAGGCCGGGCCTTCTCATTTAAGGCTTTACAAAATAGCGGTTTTGGCGTTCTTTTGGTCAGGTGAATCAGTGGTCTACAATCCCAAAAAAGGGGTGCACAAAACCTCAAGCCGCAGGCCAAAATTGGCGCCTGTCATATTGGCAGCACGCCGAGGCACTGACCGGGACAACGGTGTCCGACGAAGCTTTCGCCAAGTCCAGGTTTCAGGAATTTGAGCTTGACCAACAATCCGAAGAGATTGCCGCCAAACTGCGGGCAATGGACATCCCGACTTACCGGCCCGAAAACGGGCATCTGGCTATGGTCGGAGTGTGCACCGGAAAGTTCTCCATTATAAAGGAATGGAGGCACATCAACTTTTTGCCGGCAGTGGCAAGCGCAAACCGGCGTCAACTGGTCAAACGGCTGTCTTATTTTGCCGAGTCCAGGCCATATCTCCGCTACCTGGTTTTCACGAACGGCCCCAGGTGCTCTTCGGAGCAGCTCCGCGACCGCTTGAAAGATCTTGCGCGCTCGATCTCGCGTTACTCGGCCTGTCCTGAGCTGAAAAAGATGGGTGTCTTTGTCGAGCTGAGAGTTTCAGAACTGACGGCCGAGCGCGGCCCGGACGGCTCGATGACGTATCATCCCCACGCGAACGTCATCATCAACTGCACGCGAAAAATTGACTGGCAGCGTTTCCTGGAACTCACGCGACAACTAGCGCCAGGCCACTGGCAAGACAACGGGCGTCTTTTCGACGCAGACGAGGCGATCAAATACTTCGTCAAACCGTCCGAAGTTCTCGATCACAACCACCGCGAATTGCTCGAGTTATTCACAGCGACTTTCGGTCTCCACCTTGCGCAGCCGATGAACGCATTTCGAGCGTTCACTCAGTCTCTCAAGGTTGACCGGCTCAAGCTGGCCAAGCGTTTGGACAAAGACAAGGTATGGCGCTGGTGCTTCGTTAAGATGATGGAGGCCGCGCCGAAGCTCAAGGTGAAGCGTCGCGCCGATGACCGCGTTGTTGCGCTCATCGGGCCGCAACCGCGTTTCAGCCCAACTTTTGAGCCCTGTCTCCTCGTTTACGGTTTCACCGGCGACATTGACCGCGTGTTGCGTGAAAACCGGCTCGGCGAGAAGTTCGCTGCGTGCCGAGCGCGTTTTATGGCCGCAAAAGCGGCTCCGTCTATACGGTTCACACCTCCACCGCAACTGTCCGAAATTTCAGCGTCCGAAAACGAGGCGCAACACCGAAAAAGACAACCCCGAGCCAGCCGGGAATACCTGTTGGAAACTTAAAAATGAAAATAGACATGGAAAAAGAGGCGGAATTGAATCTCGCAGTGGAACGAGCGGGAATCTTCGTTGACGAGATGGCCCAGGCTGTCGAGGCCGATCCTGTTCAACTCCAATACTGGGCTCGCGAGAAGGTGAGAACTCAAGCCCTAAGGCAATGGCTCCGCGACCATTGCCGGCAAATCGCGATCATCGAAAAAGAACAACACCCACTGCTCTCAATTTGATGAAAAATGAGGAAGACATCGGAGCCGAAGCCCTCCGCGACATGGACAAGGCAATCCAAAAGTGGACAGCCCAGGTCAACAAACTTGCTGAGAAAGCCATCAAAAAAATTCCACCGAGACAAGTCAAAGAGATCGACACCAGCTGCGAGCAGGAAAGCGCCGCTATACCCGTGAGCATTGCGCTCAAGGCAGTGCACCAGGCTTCGTGCAAGATGGCGTTCAGAGTTTTGCCGAGAATGACGGAAAAATTTCTCAAAACGCAATTCGGGCAATGCCAAGAATGCAGGAATCTTCTTCATCGTGACATTGTAAAGACGGTCTGTGTGATTGCTACGGATCATGTGAGCTTCTTTGGAATGCTCGACTAATGACCAAAGAACCTCAACTGCTTCATCTCTGTCAGCAGCTAGTGTCTGCTCGTACCATCCTGGAGTGTTTTCTGTCCATCGGGAAATTTGTGGGAGATCGATTTCATCTCCGAGAGTAACGACAGAATCGGGGCGAAACGCCTTAATAAAACTTGCAACATTTTTAACAGCTACTGCATCGTGATAGGGAACTTGTAAGTCCGGAACTACTACGGTTCGCTTCATTCATCCTCATCGTCATACCAGTCTGGCTCTGGGATATTTGGGTTAATTGGATTAGGCAGTATCCAGTCCGGATATGCGTTTTTCTCTGTAATTATGCCAAGTGCCAAATCAACATCAAAGCCTGCTCTGCGTAATGCACGATACATTTCATGCACACCAATAGCCCACGCATCTAACTTGGAATAGCCTTCATCCACTAGCTTCTTAGTTGCTTTTCTTGCCATGTGTAAATTGTCACCTCTCCAATAAAGAAATGATTGTTTCGACACGCCCTTCAAGTCGATTCAATCTGTCATTC